CCCGGTGTGGGTGCCGCAGGCGCGGGCGCGGTTGCAGCCGCTGTCAGTGGTGATGCGTTTGTATTCATTGCAACCGGATTAAACTGGTTTTGCATGAACGAACCGATTCCTACATCGTTTCCAGCCATGATTATTTCCTTCCTACGTTTTGCAACGCTTCTTTCATGTACTCAAGAGGCGATGCTTTTGGTGGTATTTTATCAGCAGGTGCTGACCTCGTGTGATCCCTTAATGACTCACGAAACGCATCTAGAAGCTTAGCGCCCGCGTCGCTTGAGCCATTGCCAAGCGTAGAAACAGTGGATGCGTCAAACACGTACTCGCCGTCTGCAAGCATCGCGGGGATGTCGTCTGACTGCCCGTCGCCGCGACCCCTGACGTAGTGCCCAGTCGCGCCCGTGATGAACTCAGGGATATGCTCGTCCTCGCCGCCATGAGCCTGCCCACCCTCAGCCATCGTGCCTGTGGGCAAACTCGCGATGCCAGTGCCAGCCATAGCCAAGGGGTTCGTGCCCGAGCCTTGGTAGAGCCAGTCTGAGCCTGCTTTCTGACCCGTTGGGATGACTGGGATGCCGGGCGTGGGCTTGCCCATCAATTGGCTACCCGCAAAGGTCGTAGGATTGCCGCCAGACGCATCTTGACCGTAGGTGAAGTAGTTAGGTGCCGCACGCTTTTGCAGCACGCTGTAGAGGCTGGGATCGACGCCGTAGATGCTCTGCTGCATCTGCGCGAGCTTTAGGGGGCTGCCGCCCTCAGCGGCGCGTACAGGCGCTGGTGAGCCTAGTTGCTGATAGACGTTGTAATTCTCAAATGGGTTGTATTCGTTCACGTTCACACCTTGCAAGAATGTACTTTGTAAGTTACCGGGCAACGCCCCCGGACCCGAGCCCTGAGCACCTGCGTACATATACGATGGCGTCATCGCGGCAGCAGGCGCTGAGACTTTGGGTGGCGTAATCGCTGCCTGCACTAATGGCGGTGGGTTGACAATCGGTGGTTTGATATCAATCGGCGGGTTGATATCAATCGGCGGGTTGACGATTGGCGGCGTAGGTATGGGTGGATTGACGATTGGTGGCGTCGGAATTGGGGGATTAACAATCGGTGGCGGCGGATTGATAATCGGCGGTTTAATAATTGGCGGCTTAATAACTAACGGCGGAATAACCTCATCCCAAAACTTCTTGTCAGTTTTGGTGCTCGTATCAGTTTTAGGCCGAACCTCTGTTGTAGGCAATACCTTCTCACCCAGCTCAGTCTTCGTACCGTTGTTATTTATCAACCCGAGCTTGATCGCCTCGGCGGGCGTGATGCCAAGTTTTTCAGCGTTGCTGAGCATTGCCAACTTGGCGGGTAGCTGCTCGTCAAGGTTTTTAAGCTGACTAGTTGCCTCATCAACCTGCTTTAAGATGACCTCAGGCGGGGCAGATTTATTATCAAAGGTGTTTTTAATACCATCAATAACATCGGCAGAGTACGCGCCCTCAGTAAATGTTTTATTCCAAAAGTTTATAACAGACGGTTTAGCACCCTCGGGTGCGTAAGTTTTAACCGTGGTGTCAATCAGAGACTCCTGAGCCTGCCTTTGCGGCTCAGTGCGACTACCTAAGTTCTGGTCAACAACTTTTGCTTGCGCAGTAATGTCCGTAAGCGAGTTTTGAGTAAGATTAGGACCCAAATCAATTGGCTTGATTGTGGGCTCAGCAAAGGTCGTTGGCAACGCACCGCGAGACTCAGGGGCGAGTTGCGTGGCGGGCGTTGCAGATCTATCTGGCACATCGTAAGTTGGCCTAGCGTCTGCATCATTAAACATTTGTTCAAGCGACGCAATTTTTTCTGCGCTTAGTGGCGATCTGATAGTTGGCGCAACTTCTGGGGGGTTGTACTCCAAGGCACGGGTAGGCGCTGACAGCCTCTCAGGGCTCACGTATGACTGTGCTTCGTCAATTATTTCGCCAAGGTTGATATTTCTTGTAGGAGGATCACCACGCATCAGGCTCGTGTCTGGTGCCCGAGTTAGGTCAGCAATCGTAGCACCTAAGTTGTAAGCCCCACCTGCTGGCCCTTCATTTATGACATTTGTAGCCGAATCTGCAAAGCCACGACCGACGTTTTGAGCTGCCGTGATGCCCTCGCGAGCCAAGGCTGCCGTCTGACCCGGTCTCAGTAACATGAGGTCAGTCATAAACCTGACATCACCCGCAGGCAAGTTTGTTTTATCTGATATGTAATCAGCGCCCGTATTTAAAGCGCTATCAACACCGCGCAGCGCTTTTCCAGTTATTTCGCGCTCATAGGTTCCAGAGCCAGTCACATCATCTGGTCGCCCAGTAAACTGACTTGCAATAACATCCCCCGCTTTACCAAATGGTTGACTTAAAACCCCTGCTAATTTTTGTGATATTAAACGCACCTCTTCTGGGTTGGCCTTATAGTCAGACCCAACCATAGAAGAAACAGCTTGCAAAATTTCGTCATACGTTCTGAGACCAAGATAAGACACGAGCTGAGCAGCCATCGGCAAAATACCGCCAACAGTATTGTCTAGTGCTGAGGCGCTTCCTTGCCCAAATTTGGACAGGGGGCTATACGACTCACGCGGCTCGTATGTGCGGACAGGATTTCCCTGAGCATCAACCTGAGGGACGTCGCTGCCATATTTTGGCGGCGCTTCCTGCGCTAGCGGGGATGACTTAAAGCCGCCTCCTGACAACTTGTCTCGTAACCACTCTTGTAGTGTTATGCCAGAGCCAGACGGAATCGGATCTCCATTAAAATCTCTCATCTCTTCTGGAGAAAGAAATTCATTTTGCTGCACATTGTTATCTTGTAATGTTACTGGATTCACATCGCTTGTGGTCGCGCCGGCATAAGTGCCCAAGGGCGCACCAACGTTAGGGGTGTAGTTAGCAAAGAACTGATTTAAGTCGTCTGGATTACTTGTGTTTTGATTGATTGCAGCCTGCACCAAAGGCGGTGCCGCAGGTGTGTACTCAACGCCCGATGCGCTGCTTGGCAGGTTCTGAATAACTCTGTCAAGCTCTGCATCTGCGTCATAAGGCGCTTGCGTGGGTAACTCCGTGCCAACGGGTGACCTGTTTGACCCCTCGATAGGCAGAGCCTGAGCGTTTGTTGCGCCTATCTCGTACTTGACAGAGTCAATAGTTGATGTAAGTGCGTTTGTAATGTTAGCTTTGATGTCTTGCACGACTTGGCTGTTGCCAATCATGCCCGCAACGCTCGTTAGAGCCGAGTTGACCGCGCCCATGATCGCAGCCGTGCCAACGTCACCGCCTCTAACGGCCGCAACAACAGAGCTAGAGATAGCCGAGTTGATTGCCTTCTGAATGCTAGGATCTGTAATGCCCGCGCCGTTCAATACGTCTGCCGTGCCTGCGGGAATAACGCTTGAAAGCGTTGCCGTGATGGCACCGCTTAACGCAGCTTGGAGCGGATCTTGACCTCTCGCGGCAGCAATTGCCGTTGCTATCGCAGTCTGAGTGCCAATCTGAGCAAGTGCGCCGCCGCCTAGCAAGTCAGCACCCGCAACGCCTGCGCCACCCGTAACCGCGCCTAGAGCGCCTGCTTTGAGCACGTCGCCGATGTTGCCACCTTGTGCTGCTGTGACGGCTGCGTTGATTGCCGCGGTCTTAGCAGCAGCCGTGGCGGCAGCGCCCCAGTTAATACCCTGAGACGCAAGCTGACCGCCCATTGTTGCAGCAGCGCCTGCCTCAGAGAGGGTGCCGCCCATTAGAGCAGCGGCTTCTGTTGCTGTAAGACCCGCACCTGCTGCACCCGCGCCCAAACCCAAACCTTCTAATAGCGCACCGCCCGCGCCGCCTGTTGCCAAAGCAGCCGCAAACATTAAAGCCGCTTGCGCTGTATCAGCAGGAATTTGACCGCCGTACTTTCTTTCGTTTATGTACAGCAGATCCTTGACCGTGCTGCCCGTTTCAGCAGGCACACCAGTGTTATAGATCGTCGTGCCGCCAGTGTTTGGGTCAATAAATAACAACTGCCCCTGCTCATTGCGTTGCTGAATTTGGCTATTGAGCGACGCTGTTTCATTCGGCTTGAGCGCCAACCCAAGGGACATTGGGTCAATAATCAACTCACCTTCTCGTGTATTTAACCCCGCACGAACCGAGTCAACTAAAATGCCTTTTAAATTTCCTTGCTCGTCATAAAACTGCGTTGGCGTGCCTTGAAAGTTTGGCCCTACGTGCTGAGCCAAGGTGTTTGGGTCAACAGGGGTAACGCCTGTGGCTTGAACAGGCTGTCCTACTTCTTTTCTGTCGCCGCTATTTACGTCAATATAATAAGGCGCGTTATATGTGCCTGTAAATTCATCATAAGACTCTGGTTGCAACTCCCACTGTGGGGCTTGCGCAGCGGCCGTTAATGGCGCAACGGGCGACAACCCATAAGACTGACCCTCGGCGCTAGACGCAAGTGCAGCACGCATTTGTTCGCCAGTCATGCCTTGGTTGAGCGCCGCGGTGAAGCTCGCCATACCGCTCTCATCAGCCTGCCTGCCGAACTCTTGCTGATAGATATCGTTTACTGTTTGCGTGTAGTCAGGAGCAGCAGGCGCAGGGGCGGGTGGATTGTAGGGTTCAGGCGCGGGAGCAGCCTCTGGCGGTGGCGACCAAGATGGCGCAGGTTCGGGGGCAGGGGCTGGGGCAGCCTCAGGGGCGTGATACGCTTGGTAAGCCGCATCAGCAGCAGCTTGTTGGGAATTGTCAGTTTCGTAAAAATAATTCCCCATGTCACTGCCGCCGTGCAACCTTAGACCACGCCCACCGACAGGAGTTCTACGCCCTTGAAAGGCTCTAAGCGGCAACAGGTCTAGGGTGTATTTCATATTTTCGTGAAATTCTTTTCGTAATTGATGTAGCCGAGCCCTTCAAGTAGCGGCGTGTAGTCTTGATAAGTCTTGCAGCTAACCATGATGCGCTTAACCCCGCCCGCTTTCAAAGCACCTTCTGCGTTCTCAAACATCTGTTTGCCCCAGCCGCGACGACGATACTCAGGCTTGATGTAGTACCAGTCCTCAAACGCCATCAAGTAATTCTTGTGGCGAACGTGTGGGTGCACCCAAAAACCAATCCATCCAACCAACTCACCGCCCACGCGACAGGTGATAAAGCAGTACATCTTCTGCGCCCTGCTGTACCGATCCCAGTCAATATCAAGCGTTGTGTCACTAAAAAAGTTCACTTCAGCATGGTGATCAACCGTCAGCGGCTTGAGCTCCTCAACCACATCACTAATATGCTCAAGCCTAAATTCAGGTGTCATGGCTGTATGCTCATAATGCCAACAAGAGAAGCCGCCCAATCTTGCCAGTTATCAAACGTTCGTGTGTCAGGAACGTTTGAGTTCATAAAGTAACCAATCCCTGCCATACCGTCAGCCCACTCGCGCCACCTGTCCTCAGGCATCGTGCCCAATTGCTGCGGTGCAAACAGCTCGGCTGTGAGAGCGCACCATGAATCCCAAGTGTGGCCGCGGGGATCGTACATCGTCATGGATTGCCCGTTGAGCGCATGTCACCAACGTCTGCTGAGAGTAGGTTCAGGCCGCACTCGTAGTTGCCGTTCACGATGTTGCTCTCAAAGCGCAGGCGCATCTCTCTACGCTGCTCGCGCAGGTCAATCTTAAGCGTCGTGGGCGAGAACACGTAGGCATCACTCACCTGATCCACGTCCGATGCGTAGCCCTTGCCCGTGACGTACATGTTCATGTCGCCAGACTGCACAAAGTCGGGCTCAACACGCTCGAGCCTGATGTAGTTGTTCATACCTACGGCGTCGTTCTGGTTCGGACCACCGTTTACCCAGCCAATACTGTCCGTCTCAAAGTAGCTCTGAATCGCGCTTTGTTGGCTCAGGTTTACAAGGTCTGTGCCCGTCTCGTGCTGCCAGAGCGTGTAAGTATTTGAGGCGTTGGTCTCGGTACCTGCCCAGATGGGTTTGCGAAACACCTCAGAGAACGTGCCTGCTGAGCGTCGAGCGCCTAGTGCCTCGCCACTGTCGTACCATATCTTGTCGCGCACGTTATAGATGATTGCGTCGGTGCACTCTGTGGCATTGCCTCGCGGGTAAAACCACCAAATCTCACCCCAACGCGGGATCTTCGTCGCCCACACTTTCTGGCGTTGCGTGTAGTTCAGGTTGTCAAAGAAGTAGTTGATGTTCGTGTTGTTTGCAATCTCGCTCACGATGCCGTTGTACATCAGGAAGCGATCAACGCCGCACCAAAAGAACAAGCCGTCGTACTCGATGACGCTTGATGACGACAGGATCGAGCTCTGGCTCGTCACGATGTCGTAGCGCCAGTAGATTGTGCTCGCGCCGACTGTTGTGGGCGCGTAGCTCACGCGAATAAGTGAGTCAAGCGACCAGAACAAGCCTGAGGGCGAGGTCGTGCCGCCCCTGACAGGCAAGCCCTTAACGATCTTACCTGCAGAGACCGTGTTCTCGTTTGAGTCAGCAGAGACCCAGTCTTGAAAGTTGCCCGCTGAGCAGTTCTTAATTAGACCGTTGTTGCCGTACACAAAGAGGTACGGGTGCAGCATGACGCAGCCACCCGAGACGCTGATGTTGTTGTTAAACGTAAGCGTCAAAGCGCCTGAAGTAGAGACCGTGTTTGAGAGCGTCACAGTCGTGGTGCCTGAGCCGACAACCACAATGCTCACTGTTGTGTTGGCGGGCACTCCTGTGCCGGTGACTGTCTGCCCGACCGCGATGAGCGCGTTAACCGATGCGATCGTGAACACGCTAGGCGGTCCGATCACCATCGTGCCGGCGGCGGTGAACACACCGACCTGACTCATCGCACCCGTTGGGAAGTCCCCAATCAAGACGGGCGTGTTCAGCGTGTTGTCAATGTTGGTGAGGTTTAGACCCGGGTGCGCAATGAGCGTCTGGTTGCCTGAGCCGCCAGAGTCAAAGCCGATGTCAAATTGCCACAAGTTAAGCGGATCGACCGTGAAGTCGCTCAGCGAGACGGTGGTCGGGCCAGACCCCACGCCGTCATCGTTATCCGTGACCCACTCCTCTAGGCCGTCACTCCAGCCTGAGTACACATAGTTCAGGCCATCCTCTGAGCTCATGATCATGCCGCGGCTGATGCCCGAAGCGTTCTGAAAGATTCCCCTGTAGCCACCCATCTTGCGTGGGCGACCGCGCTGAAAGCGCACCCACTTGCCGTCTACGTAGACAGGCGCATCAAACTGAGTGCCATCGCGTTGGATGCCCGGCTTAATGTTGAGCGAGATGACTTTGGCGGTCATTCTAGAACGCCCCGCCTGAGATGCCCACGGGGATCAGGAAGCCTGTTGCTGTGATTGTTGCAGCGTTAGCTGCGCCGACTGAAAAACCAATTTGATTGGTCGCAGGCTGGTACAAACCCGTGTTCGTGTTACCCGCGAAATTAAGCGAAGGCGCTGCGGCGGAGCCGGGGTCAATGGTGAGCGAAGTGAGCGTACCGCCCGATGCCGAGCTTGAGTTAAATACGTTTGTGCCATCACAAATGACGGTCAACGTCTGCCCCTGAGGCACGTTTACCGTGGCTGCGCTAACTGCAGACGTCTTAAACGTCAGTAAGTACGTGCCCGTTGTTTGATTGTTTAAGTAATAAATCTGCACGGTTGAGGGCAGCACGATGATCTGATTTGAGAGGAGCGCCCCCGTATACTCCTGCACCACGTTGGCGTACTCAACCGCTGTGAGGGTCGTGGTTCCACCCGTGACGACCTTGGATAGTTGTGTGTAAGCAAACACGTTTGAGCGCCCGTAGGCGAACGTAGAGTAGCCGTCGACGCCGTTTGAGACAATGACCAACGACTCCGTGAGCTGGAGCTGCTGCGATGCAAGGGTATCAATTGTGTCCGTGCCGTCTGGGGTAAGCGTCAGGATGCCTGAACCGCCGTTGCGCACCATGATAAACCAACCGTTTTCTGCTCCAGAGGCACTAGGCAGTGTGATGGTGCCCACGCCGCCTCCCCAGACCAAGAACTGGGCGCGATAAGAATCATTGAGCGCCGTGCTTGAAAAGACGCTGCTTTCAGGGTACGCCTGATTCAGCGTCGGCAGGTAAATATTTGGAAGTGCGACCAGACCATAGCCCGCCAAAGCCGAAGCACTAGCAGTTGATGTGCCCGCGCCAAAGGTAACAGTAGACCAAGTGCCGTCGTTTGTTGAGTTATCCGTCAAGAAAATATACTCAGCCACTCCCGAGGCAATTCCTACTATTACGTTGCCAGAAATATCTGTGACTGTAAAAGAATCTGACCCAATATTCTGAATCAGCACGCTCTGACCCGTGCTCACCTGAAGCGCGGAGGGCAGGTACAGGAGCAAGCTGCCAACGGTCGCCGTGACTTGGATGATTGCGGCGACAACATCGGTGCTTGTCGTACCGTTGATAGGCCAGTCAAGCTCCGTGTCTACTGAGATCGTCAGTGCTTCGTAGCCCACCTGAGATGGGTTGATTGTCTGTCCCGTGATCGGGTTGACGTAGGTGTTGGTCATAGTTACCTCTAAGAGTCCACAGCAATTGCTGAGCGGTCACCCACGCGAGTCACGTCCTCGGCTTTAAGCGCCTGCATCGCCATGTCGTACTTCTGTTGGAATATTTGACGTGCGTCGTCTTTTAGGTAGATCACAGCCTGCAAGAGTGCTCCAAAGAGCATCGCGTTGGGGGCGTTGTTTGTGATCCAGTTAGTCTGATTCGTTGATGACAGGGGCTGCAGGCGCTGATAAATGAGCACCTCAAAGGCGTAGGCTTGGTCTGGGCTGGGCGACACAAACCAGTTGTCGTAGTCGTAATCCGCGTAGTACAGGGGCAAGCCGTTCGCGCTCTCTGCGCTGTAGTTGGTCAGGTACTCGTACTTGCGCAAGAAGACGGGCGTTTTCTCGCCACCCGAGGTGACCGACATTGACACGGTCTTGCGCCACCGAGCTGGCTTTTGAATGATCGGGTTGCCGATTGACATCACGCCTTGGGCGACCTCAATCTGGCCAAGCGTCTTGATCTGCTGAGCAATCTCAAACTCAGCCAGCGTGATAAATACGGGGATTTGATCAACAACGGCTGCGTCATTACGCTCGAGGTACTGCTCGATCGTTGTGACTAAGCTGTCATAGGTTAGAGCAAAGCTTGCGGTCATAGCGCCACCCACAAAAGTAAATTTGAGAGCGTTTTATCACAAAGCGCTTGAATTGACATTTTAACTCTTTTAGGCGTTAAGGTAAATTACCACCAACTGGATATGTTGCACCCACTGGTGCTTGAGTAACAACAGTCGAACCCGCCTTAACGTGCCCACCATCAAAGGGCGACTCATTTAGTGGACCGAAACAGTCAGCAAGTTGCACACCGTTGACCTTCTTGGTCTTGACGCATTCAAACGACCACATGTTGCTCATGCCAGACGTAGCAGTGGTGACAAAGGTGCGAGCCACGGCGGGCTGTACTTCCCATGTCGGAGCTTGGGGGAACGATGAAACAGGGGGGAAACCAAACAGGCTCCAGACTTTATTCTTGGCTGCATTACAGCTACCGCCCATCAAGTCAAGGTTTGCGATACTTGACCCGTCTAAGACAGGGCAAACAGCCATGCCTTCTTTAAAGACCTTGTTGCCCACCACAATGGAGTTGCCAGTAGGCGTTGCAGGAGACGCCGCGCACAGGGCGTACTCACCCTGACAGATGGCTAGGTTTTGAGCTTGAGCAGTAGAAAATAAAGCTGCAACCCAGAACAAAACAATTGCGCTAAAAATAGTAAGTGTTTTCATCACGCCACCATTGAAGAGGCTTTTTGTTTAACTGCTGCAACACGATTAAGCCAGCCTGTGCCGTA